GTCGTTTCCAGACCACAGTCTGCTTGACCAGTGCAGAGTGTGGGTGATTGAGGCTAGATTTTAATGATGTGTTGACCTCTAGACACATCACGATCCCTTGAGCTTCGACGAGGGTGGGAAGTCCTCGAAGGGTGAGTTTTGGTTGACGTCTAGATGTCTTGGGTGGTTGTGTGACTACTCCATTTCTGCTATCCGATCAAAGAAGGACACAGTACTGGACTTATGGTCGCCAGCTTCCAAGTGTTACCTTCTTACGGGTCCCCTTGGGGCATCGGAAGTGCTTGTGGGGTAGCTTGCAGTTCTGCATTATCGGCCTCTTGCCGTGCAGCATGGCCCCGATTACCGCACCGGGTTACCTGTAACTGTTCGCATCCCACTCCCACAACGGGCGTGTTCCCCCAAGTAAGTCTGTGCTAAAGACTTTACCTATCGCCGCTGTTCCCGTTTTACGGCCGGGTCGGTGGTTAGAGCAGTAATGGTAGAAGTTCACCAACTTCTGCCAATCCCATCATGATGTCATTGAATCCCCAGGTTCCAGCGTCGCTCCAGAACATATCAAGCACGTCACCAGCTGCGGCAACAATGTTCCATAGTCCAAGAATATCGGCCCCTGTTCCTCCTGTATTCACAATATGTGATTGGGTGGTTGTGGGAACCGATTTAGGCTCGTAGTCCGGATCATATGTTATGCCGTTGACTGGGTCATGCCCCATCGTTGGTAGTGCAGATGATGGCATGGCTCCTGAATGTTGGTTGCATCCGATAGTTAGGGTTCCTCGAAATGGCTCGTTAAAGACAAATCTCGAACAATCCGTTGTCTGACCTCCCGATAATCCAGCACCCTGTATGTATTGGTGGGAAACACCTATAGTTCCTTTACCTACAAACTGTGGTTCATCAGTTCGTTTGGCGGCGTTTCCATCATTACCGAATAAGGCCCCCTTGTTGAATCCAAGATGATCTTGCTCTGGATTCGGGAGATGATATTGGTAATGCTTGACAGTGTTGTTGGATTGGTTGGGAATGGTCAGCATCACGTCATATTCCACAAACAGCTCGCCGTACGGAATGCTTTGGGTAGATTCTACGTTGTAAAGCGCTACGTAGATCTGGCCCACATCTGTTTGGCGAAGATGGCTGGTGCTGACAGACAGTGTGTGTTCAGGTCTTACCAACTTCTTGCCCAATTTATTCTTGGGAATTGAAAGTTGGAATTCACTCCACACATTGCCCGTCACAGCATGCTGTTTGTTGAGAAAGTCTGACAGAGTTGTTGGCGGTGTTGTTCGTTCATTGTGAGGGTCAAATTCAGGCGATAGTAAGATCGCACCAGATGTGAAGGAAGAGACTGATGGTGAATAGACGAGTTTGAGATTCATGAACTCGTAATATTCGTAATTGCTCGCTATGGTTGCCAACCAAGGTGAAAATGCTCCATCACCTGGATTCATTGGCAGGGTCATAAAATTCCCTAGCTCTGGCGTGCCAGAAGACCAGACCTCAAAGCCAGCATTAGAGATGCTAATGCTAGTGAGATACTCACGATGCCTAACACGTATTCCATTCGAAGTGCCGCTAAATACCGGCTGGTTCGTTCGCTGTACCCTGTTCGGCTGTTGTCGTTGTTGTTGTCGTTGTCGTTGTTGCAGTTGTTGTTTATTTGTAGTGGTGTTACGAGGGCTGTAATAGCCTGCTAGAAGCCCCATTCTAGTCAGGATTTGACGGTAGGTCATAAACCGATATTTTGAGAGGCACTCATGACCTAGTCTGTGATGAAAATCACTCCTCTTCCTCTGTAAAGCGTTACATCTTGGTCACGTCCGTCCAGATTCCCAGATGTCCGTAATCAATTACAGAGTGGGCAGATCAGATGCCCGGCTCGCCACATACAACTACCACTCCTCCTCGCAGAAGGACGCTATGTATGCGCAGATATCTGTGGGTAGATCCAAATACCTGCGCAAACATCCTTCACGATCTTGCGGGTCTCGTGGTTGCGCATGTGGTCTAGCCAAGTCGGCTAACATTCCGTCATTTCCATGACATGGTTTCAAAAGGGGGTTAAGTAACGATAAACTTGGTGGCATGTACATTGGAGGTTCTTGCACTATGCCTGGTTGCAACAAAGGTAGTCGATCGTAAAACTGTTCCAACAGCCGCTGTTCGGGAATAGATATATCAAAAGCGATACTGAATGAGATGCGATGTTCTAGTGTAGGTTCCCTGAAGCTAGGTTTGAGCCCATCCACCAGCTCTTGACGAAACCTATACAGGTGATGGTTGCGATCAGGGATGAATAATTTCACCCCTGTCCCCATTCTCCTATACAGGTTCCTCAGGACTGGAGTGGAACCATTTGCCGCTAATCCGCATGCTGCTATTGCTCCTAGCTGCAGATTAAATAGCTTGTGGTTCCTATCAGACGGGCCCAAGTTCTTCATGGTCACCAGATCACTGAAACACCGCTTGTGAGGGTTAGGACATAGATACCAGCCTTGACCATCAAAGACAGGCCGAGCTTGGCAAAATGTGATTTCTTCTAATCTGTTATAGATTCCATCAAATTCCATTGTGATCCCAAACTCTTTAAACCATTCCTTGAGGATGCTAGCCACGAAATCCGCATGACGGCGTTCCACGATTAGCACAGAATCATCCCCATCATTGTAAAGTTGCGCATCGAATCTCTGACATCCCTTATTTTTATAATATTTCCGAATGTCTTTGATAAAACGATACCACAACCCTGTCATGATGAGGATGTTTCCCAGACTGGTATTCATATCCCCGCTCATTCGGCACCCCTTTGTCTTATACCTGATCTTCCCTTCCACCCCTCTCCATCTACCCACGTTCCTCCGTTGCCACTTTAGTAATGTCTTCAGTCTTTGACCCCCTACATGGAAGTGATCTCCACTGAATACTTGCTCGTAAATCGAATGCTCGAATTCGAGTAGTTTCTCATTGATGTGTTGATCAAATCTTGCAGCATCTACTCCTATACATACTGGGTCAGAAAAGGTTGCCCATTTCTCAGCAATGTATTGACCACGCTTGGCAAAGTTATGGCCTTTAGCTATGGTAGGGAGTTCGACATTCGGGTGCAAATCCTTAATGAACATTTCGTCCATGGCGTGGAGGATAGTCTTTTCGTTTGGAGAGAGATAGCATCCTAGACATACGTTAAATCTCGGTGACCTCGGTTGGATGATTCTAGGCACTCCACCTGGCTTGATATACTCCGCTTTGGTGAAGCATTTAATCCACGAATCTTTCCACTCGAGCGGGCTTGTTTTAAGTGACTCGGCTGCAGCTTCGTAAAGTCTTCGTTTGTTGCCACCATAACTCTCACAGAAAGCCTGTGGTGTACATGGGCTCAACTTACCAATGATTTCACAAAGCCGGTCCTTGACTCCTTGGAGTCGACTGAACTTAGTCGAGAACACCGGCGGTCTCTGGAATTTACCGTCGATTTTCACGTAAAACACCCTCTCAACAATGGCATGAACCACTGACATCATGTCATTGTTGGGAACCTTATAACGCACGCCTCCTCCGCCCCAAAATTTATAGAACTTTCTTGGGGCAATCCTTCCCTGCCTGGTCTCAATGATCTCGAGGGCCTCACCTCTTCCTAACCCGTCCTGATAGTATTGGACGTTGGTTTGAGTGGAAATACCCTCACATTGAGCCAAGCTCCCCTATAGGGAAGGGGCAGGGTTGCGGATGTCAAGCTCACGCCTGGCCTCCACCTCCCTTGTCGCATACAAGTTTTGCAGTTCGAGTTCGTCGGACGTTGGAATGAAGTACAATTCCAATGCATGCATCACAACATGCTTTAAGTCTCGAGTGCGGATTGATTCAAATCCTGGCTCTTTCTGCCTACGTGCAGCGACTGCATAATCACTAATATACCTATACAGGATTATGCGGTTCTCTCTTGTATCCGGATATTCGTCTGGCTTGTGGCGGAGTTTAGCTATATCAGCTAACTCGGTCGCCATGCGCGGTACTCTACGACGTCTATTGCGGATTGTTGGTGTTACTAAGTGTCCTGCCCATGCTGGATCAGTATCCAGAAGTTCGCTAACTGGGTCAGCTGTGGTTAATTCCCTCCATAACTCACACACTTCGTAACAAAGGCCCACCATCTGCGTGGAAAAGCAGATGGCTGAGAGAACGAGCCATGGTATATCCAATACCATCTTCGGGTCCATGGTCCACACCTTCAAACCATCTATGACCAACAAAGGGGAATCGTTGATCAACGCCCGGTAAACCTGGGAAATCCAAATAATGACACTTCCCATCTGGGGTTTCGGCCAGGAAGGTACAATGGTTCCCTCTATCCTTCCGATATGACCCCAGCCCACACATCTGATTGATGTGTCCCATGAGCACACTTCCGAATATGCCCATAGCGCAAGAGCAAGTCCGATCGTCAGCTTAACCACTGCCGACAAAAGAATTTGCTGCCACGTTCGCCGATATGTTGCACTTCTGGAGGGATCAATTCCGGCCGCCTCTTCACTTACCTCAACTCTGTTGGGGAATTTACGATGAAGGACAAACCGTTCCATGATTTCACAGAATGCGTTACACATGCCACGTGTCGCCCTGGAACCGCACATTGTTAGCAACAAAAGTGCGATACCGCTGCATTTATCCATCGTTAC